CCTCACTAGCTGGTCCAGTATATACACCAATCGTACCTGTGTTAGCAGGAAATATTGATTGAGTAATAGGTCCATCTGTCATTAAAGGCCAATGTGGCGATTTTTCATCAATAGCTCCATTAATTTGCTCTTGAAAAATAGAGTACCCATCTAATGCTTTATACACACTGCTTATAGCATGTGAACCTGTTACATAAACAGAACCTGAAAGGAATCTACTGAATCCATCTACTTTGTAATACCTTACGTTTGAAGGATTAGTTTGTCTTAAATCTTGTAATGTTGCATTGATAACTTTACTTACATCAAAAATTCCAACTCTACTTGCGTTTGGATATTTTACTAATGTATATTGACTACTTGAACCGGAGGCATTTAAGCTACCACTCCAATATTGTAGGTTCATATAGTATTGAAAGAATGAGCTAGTTACAACATTATCACTTTCCGATAGTGTAAACACCATTGGTGATTGTGCTAATGATACTTCTGCTGGATTTTGAGTTATTGTCAGAGCCATCTAAAATCTTTTTTAATTTAACCATTGAAATGGGAAAAGTATTTGATGAACTACTTTTTCTTTCCAAGCTTACCTAATGATATAGATAATCTGGATAGCGTATCCTTAGCTACTTCTTCTACTTTTCCTTTGTTGAATTCATCTATTGCTTGTGCTAATTCCGTACTATTAGCTGCAGTTTGTGCAAAAGGTCTCGCTTCCATTTTATAAGTTCCATTCTCAACAAACTTACCATAGGTAGCCGCTGGAGGAGCATAAGTTAATGAAAGGGTATATTTACCTTGCTCTTCTGCAATCATTTGTGTAGCAGTATTATAATCACCTACTTGCCTATATAAATTACCCGTCTTATACGCAGGCCTCCAAGGCCCATTAATCATATATGTTTGAGCAAGTGTTTTATATAATCCAGCTACATCTTTTAGGGTTTTCATTAACCAAGTAAGTTAAATTCACAACGAGGTCTATCATTATGAGTTACTAATTCAAATGATACTACCCATCCACCTAATCCGTTGTTAAATCTATCTTTAAATGCTATACATCTAATATCACCAAGGATTTGAAAGTTTGTTAATGCGTAGGCTGTAAATGATGTTAAATCATTTATAATAGCTAATGTATTAGCATGAATATCGACGGTATCATCATCACCTTCAAATGTAGCTACATCAAAGTTTTTGGTACCAAATGATTCGTTATCTTTTAATTTAATTTTATCAGCAACAGTCAATTGAATTGAATACTTTGTTTCACTACCAATAAATCTAGCTTCACTAATTAAAACATTAGCTAATGGATATGCAGGAAACTCTTTATTATCAATATCATTAATATCACCCTGTGAAACAAAGGCAATAGATGGATGATTCTTCATAATTGTTTTAAAGTAATCTAAAACATTATAATAGAGCGTATAGTTAGTATCGTTATTATCGTAATATGCTGCCATAGTTTATTATAGATTTAATCCTCCAAAATATGCATTACCCATATCAGGGTATATTTCAGTTTGATTACCAACTGATTGTAGGTATTCAGGTATTCTATTAGAATATGCAATTAAATAGTTTTGTGTTCTAGTAGCATAATAATCAGCGTTGTTCATTGCCTTTTGTAAAAGGTAATCTATTTGGCTTTTATCTACACTATCACTTTGTTCACTCTTATGTTTAACAGCTCCTTCACTCTTAAATTGAATGTTAGAGAATGGAAGATATTCAACTACGGAATACCAAACTAATGTTGGCTTAATATGGTCATTCATTAAGTCTTGGTAGAATACATCCTTTTGAGCGAATGTACCAGCTTCTATTTCTGCCTGTAAAGAATAAAACAAAACAGTACCCAATAGATTTAAAAGGTATTTATCTTGCGCTGTTCTTATAAATGATAGTAATCTATCAGCATCAATTGAACCCTGCAATGGAGTTTGTTTGATGATATCGTTTCTGCTTACAAATAATGCGTATGCCATATTAGTTTTTATTTAATGTTGTTTCTTCAGTAAATTGAGTTGTATCAGCTACTACATCAGTTTCATTAACCATAGCAGGATTTTCGGTAACGTTTTCAATTTCCGTTTTAACCTCTTGAATTGTTTGACCTGTTTTCTCAGCTTGTGATGCTAATAATGCCGTTGGTACTGCTTGTTCAAAATACAAACCTATACTTCCCCATCCACCTTCTACTAATGCTGTATCTAATTGATTCAATATTAAATTTTGGAATGGTTCAATTGTCATTGTTTGTAAGATAGAATAAGCCGTTTGCATTTCCTCACTGTTAGAGCTAAATCCATTCACTGCGGTACGAATACCCATCAACAATGGAGAAGTGATTCTATGCGCTACTAAAATCCTATCCTGAGCGTATTCTGAAACGTATGTGTATTTCTCGTGTAAACTATCTACCTGAATTGTATCAATAGTTGGTTGTCTATCTTTATCATCGTTAAATGATAACATAAATCTACCAGCATTACGAGTACCTGTGAACTTTTGAGATATCATATCTTCGATAGTATCTCTTTCCTCAGGTGCTGGAATACCATTGTTCATGTTAATCATTACCAAAGGTAAGAATCCATTCTCAATGTTGTTTAAATGTAAGTTAGATAACTCAGCTTCAACGAATGCAAATTGTAAACCAGGGAACCAATCCGGTACTGAATAATAGAAATGACCAGGTGAGTAATCTTTAATGTAAAGAATCTCAGTTGATTCATTAGATGTTCCAAAAGCAGGAATACGTTTTTTGTTTCTAATAGCTCTTTGGTCTGTCCAATCGTGTGAGTAATAATATGCATCTATTCTTGGAGATTCAACTAACTTCTCAGCTCTTATATTTTGAACTGGAGTGTGATACATCTTTATAATTTGTGTATGTGCTTCATTCCAATGTACTAAGAAACATGCATTACCATAAAGTTTTAAATCAAATGTTACTCTCTTCATTTCTTCTTGAGGTAACATCTTAGCAAATGATTCTTTTAATTGTTCATTTTCACAATAGATACCTCTACCAAAAATCATATCAGCAATACCACCAATACAAGCTGCGTTGCTTGTAGAGTTCATATATGCCTCCGTAATGTTTTGGAAATAATCATCCGGCATTATGATACCAACCGGCACATATTGCATTCTTGTTTTTGTATCCTCTATAACTTGAGGGATTTCTTGTTGGGCTAAGTTTACAACTGAGAAATTTTGTGGTTTGCTCATATTAATCTAAAATTATATATTCGTTATCTGATAGGTTTGATACATAAACATTTTCTAATGGTATTTGGTTTGTGTAGTTTGCTTTATCAATTGATTGAGAAGCAAATACATTTATTGAACCATGCCATATAGATGCCGTACCACTCATAATATAAGCCCTATATTCATCACCAATTGAAGCAGATGGTATAGATGTTGCAAAATTTAATCTACTCTCATATGGGGCATATGTGTAACTCAGGGAGCTACTTGTATTAACCAATGTAGACATATTTTGTAAATGTAGCTTAAGTTGCGATGAACCAGTTGGCTGTGTTCGTATTGTAAAGGAATTACTCCCAGAAATATAGTATGCTAACATATCTTGTATTTACCTTGTTATTTTCTATTACTTTAACAACATTCCAGCTAAATTTAGTTAATGAGCATAAAAAAAGGAGAACCGAAGTCCTCCTTTAGTATTATTGTGTAATACTGATTAGTTAGTACCGTAAACTACCGTTGGTTTAGCAGACCCAGACAATGCTGCGAATGGGTTTCCAGCTACAGAGCCAGAGATTAAAGCCGCTGGTAATGCTTCAGTTCCAGTAAGAGTTACTGAGTAACCATAAAGGTCACCTAAAGCAGCTCCAGTTTGGATGGTTCCCGCAGTTACATCACAACCTAAAACTTCACCTGCTACGAAAGCATCTCCGTTATTAGTTGCAATTACAATCTGAGGTCTACCATAAGCCATTACTTTCAATTGGGTACTCATCTCTTGTGTGATTTTCTTTAAGTTCAACACTGTCTCCTGAGAGAAGAATGTTGTTCCGTTTTCACGAGATGAATTAACAGTTTCAGTATATGCACTTGTCCCTTTTAACTGATAGTAGTAAACTGAACTACCTGATGGGAATGCTGTGATTTCTCCAGCTACGTTTTTAGTGAAAGAACCCGTAGTGTAGTTAAGAAAGTAAACACCAGCTAAACCACCGATACTCTCTTTACAAACTTCGTTTCTTCCAGCACTTAAATTACAAGTCGCCATATGTTTGATTTTTTATTTATTGTTAATTATGTTAATTTAAAATAAGTAAAGTGAGGGGAGGAATTATACCTCCCCATTATTCACTTAAATTTTTTATTAGTTAGGGATGTGGATAGCAATATCCTCACCTATACCAAATTGAGTTCCAGCAGTATATCTCATAATGATTCTGAAATTCTGTGAGCCATCGATGTTAGCCATGTCTAAAACTCGTACTTCGTTGTAATCAGATAATAAACCTGTACCGAAGAATAAGTTAGATTTTTGAGCTGCTACCATATATGAACTAGTCATACCAGGACAGAATTCTAAAGCGATACCATTAAAGTCCATTGGTTTTTCACCAACAGTAACTTTGTTATCGTATCCGTTAGCGTAGTTAGCACCTAATGCAGTTTGATAAGCTTTTTTAACGTTTGTTGGAACGTAGATAACTAAATCTTCTTTTCCGTAAACCTCTTCAGGAATAGCATCAACTAATGAAGTTAATTTAGCAATTACGTTAGTAGAAGTGATTGAACCAGAAGCAGATGATTTAATTACTGCACCAGCTCCACCAGCAGCTGCTGAACCAGATAATGCAGGTAATAAACCAGCGAATTGTCCGTTAGTAGCTCCTACACCTTGCCAGATAGAAATTTCAGTAGCTTCAGCTACTTTTCCACCTACATAAGAGATTAAGTAATCGTTGAAATCTTTTGGAATTTCATCAAATGCGCTGTAGCCCAATTGTAAAGATTCCCAAGAATCTACGAAGTTTTGCTTACAAAGCTCCAAGTTAACTTGCAATTCCTTTGGTTCAATTATTCTCTCAGAAAGAGCTACAGTACCAGAAGTTACAAAGTTACAAGAAGCATCGTTGATAATGCTATCAACCGCTACCTTTTGGATTACCTCTTTGTACTTCACGTTTGGCATGATAGTAATAGATTTGTTGTCCAAAGTCTTAGCTGATAACAACGCCGCTGCGATATAATTTCCAGCGAACTCACCAGCATACGTTGAAGTAACTGCTGGTTGTGTGAAGTTTTGTTGTTTTCTCATTTTTAATGAATTTGTTTTGTTGTTAATTTTATTTGTAAAGTTTAGATAGAAAAGCTTCTTGCGAATTTGCTGCTTTTTTACCACTTGTTTGTGCTTGTCTACTTAATGTTGTTTTCACATCATCAATAGGAGCTCCATTCAATTTGTTTAAAGCTTTTGCTTTTTTCATTTCAGTTGGCACCATCTCTTCATCCTTAGCAGGAGCTTCTTCAGATATTACATCTTCTTTAACTTCTTCTAATTTTGCTAATCTAGCAGCCATTTCCTCAATTCTATAAGAAAGTTTTTCGTAAACCTCACTCATCGTTTGTGGAATATCTTGTGGTTCAGCAGTAGTTGCATCAGGTGTTTCTGCAGATGAGATATCATCTCCAGCTATCGATGCCATATCTTCTTCCTCAGGAACTTCAGGTTGAGCTTCCTCAACATTCATTCTTTCGGTGATAACACCATCTTTAGTAACAACTCTAATCACTACTTCTTTACCTTCTGAGTCCTTTAAAGCAATCTCATGTTCTCCATCGGGTGCAGGTGATAAA